GTGTTAAGGTGACTTGTACCCGATAAGCCCATGCTTGGCTCAATCGAAACTCGGAACTTAAAGTTACGAATTGGATCTGATTTTGAGGCTCTAGCCATGTTATTTGTTACTCCTTAGTAGGGGGGGGTTTATATCAGAATGACTCAGCGGCATTTGCGCCGCCAGTCCACTGACTGATGTTGACGACGATGAACTCAGCGGGATACGCCAGAGCGACTCCCACGTCTACGTTTACGATACCCCGGTCGATTGTGACCTGAGTGTTGTTTGTGTCATTACAGACAACGTAGAAAGCCTGAGATACGTTCGACCCTGCAAGGGAGCCTTGACGCCACATTTCAGAAAGGAAGCCTGAGCACCGAGCGTTAATGTGTTCCCAGAGACGGGGGCCGTTAGGCTCAAACACTGCGAACTCCGTCATCTCCTTAAGAGACGACTTGACGTAGTTAAGAGTACGGCGAACAGGGATGTACTTGTCAGGCGTAGTGCGAGCTAGGGTGCGGGCACCGTAGATGTTCAGCCCTGCTCCTGGGATCACCTTGAACGAGTTGACGTGAGGCTTACCAGAGTACAGAGTGCCCAGTTCTGATTCTGAAATCTTAACCTCCATTGCAATAGCGCCTCGGATGCCTGCCGAAATACCGGCAGGTGCCTTAGCGATATTACGCTCCGTCTCGGTGCGGGTGATTACACCGGCGATAGCACCACCTGGGAAGGTCGTACGAATCGCACCAGGGCCGGTACGGGCAGGGTCAACCATCTTCAACATGGGAGCGTAGTGGGCGGCATAACCTGTCCCGGCAATCGCGCTGAAGCGGCTGGCGGTCTGCTGGATATCAGAAACCGAAGTGTCGGTACGCTCTGGATCGATGATTACGAAACTATCGCCTCTCTCTGCGGCGTAAGAAACAGTGTTACCGATGGTGCTGGTGTCCGTCTTACCCACAGCGTTGATGAGAAGGTTGCCCTTAACCCCATCCATCTGTCGGAGAGCGGTGTTGAAGTCCGAAGAGGTAACCTTTGCGATGACCTCGGTACCTGTGCCTGTGCCATCATCAACGGTTCCATAGTCCTCACCGTATTGAAGCGTCAATGATTCAAACGCAGGAAAGGTTTCGTTAGCGTCAGCCTCTTCTTCTGAGATTTCACTTACTACGATGAAACTACTGTAGTTGTTAACGATGCTGTCGATGTACCGGTTGGAGCCGGGGTCCAGGGAAAGATCATTCCAGCGCTCTACTTCCTTACCATTAAGAGAAACGGCCAGGTTGAAGGTTGCACGGGATGTCGAAGTAGCCTCCAGATTCCCTTCGGTAAGGACCAAGGTCAACCCGTTGCCCCATGAGCCAGCGCTGCGAGCAGATGCAGTAAAGGGGACTGACTCTACGTTTGGGATATCGGGCTCTTCTGCGGGCTCTTCTGCGGGTTCCTCGCCCTCGATGGGCGGCTCTGGAGGACCAGGATCGGGGTCTTCTGATATACCTTTAGGGTAGAAATTGAAATGGTTGTCGCCTGGGGCGATATCACCAGGTTCCCAAGCAGGAACTACCGGGGCGTTGGTGTCGGGATCAATGTCCCGGTCAGGGTTCTGTAGCTGAGCAGTCGTGGCCGTATCACTAGCGACACGGATAACGTACGCCTGCTTGCCACCGTTAGCGAAGTAGTGGTACACAGCGTATGGGAGATCATACTTAGTAGTGATCTCACCGAAGAGTGACTTGTAACTGGTCCAGTTAGATACCAGTTGAGGAGTAGTAGGTCCTTGAAGAGCCTCTCCCAGGAACACGGCAGCAGATTGACCACTGCTGGACGTGGTAAGAGAGGTTAGAGGCGTTTCAGTAACGTAAACGCCTGGGGTAGTGTAATTCATTGTTAATCCTCCGTAGTTGGATTGTTGTTAGGGTTAGGGGGGGCCATTTATTTCTCTTCTAGTCCTACATTTACGTCTGTAACTTGTTCTGCTCGCCTCAAATCACTCTGCGGAATCTCCGCATTGATTCTTATAGTATACACCTTTCTGAACGTTCTTTTCTTATATCCAGCTTCCTGGTCTAATAGATTAGCGGCTCTCCAGTCAACAAGATCACATCTCCTAATCGTGCCATCCTCTGGGACTTCTATGAAACCCCGACGCATGGGGAACACTCTCCTGAGCATCTTCGCCTGCATCTCAATATCGTGCCGGGGGACACGGCAGTAGGTAGTCACCTGGTACAAGATATCCACAGGAACTACCTGATCCGTACGCACATAAGCCACCGATGCAGCGGTACTATCCATTCCTGCTTCATCAAGCTCGGAAGGGAAGTAATCAATGTAGTCGGGGCGTCCTTTTAGACGCTCTTTAAGTACAGGGTCAGCAGAGTAGTAATACTCCACTTCCGAGTGCTGGCGCTCGCTCGCAAAGTCAACATCAATCATATCGATGGTGATAAAGGGGTAAAACTTCTCTGATTCCTCAGTGGGGTAACCAAAGAACACCTTGGCAAGACGTTCGCTGTTACGGTTATCCGTAACAGTGATATTACTGAGTCGTCGTTTAAGAGCAGCATCCTCAGCTAACAAGAACCCTGGATGTGGTCCTACTGGATGGGGGGCAATGGAATCAGCCAATTTGCAACCCCTTCTCGATCAAACGACTGAGCATAATCTTGTTCTGCGCTCCCTTACTACTGGCCTGGGAACGTAGCAGGGAAGAAGGGTCACGTTCGGGTCCTCCAAGCTCTAAGTCCATAGCCTCTTGTGAGGATGTTTGATAATCGAAGATATCCCCGTCGAACTTAACATGGAGGGTATCAGCGTGCTCTTTCCAGAATGGATGGAGGTTAGCCTCTGACCTAAGCTCCTCAGTGGCACGTCGTTCAACCTCAGACACAGCCTCAGAGATGATCTGATCTAGCTTATCAAACCGATCCATGACCTGAGTCACGCTTCCAAGTCCTCCTTGGCTGACCATAGACTTACTAGAACCAGGGTTCATTAATGCGTTACGAAGTCTTAAGAAAAGACTTGTCATAGTCACTCCGGTTCTAGGCGTTGTATCAGCGAAACACTAAAGCACTGCGGCTATTAGATACTAATATCTTACACCATACCAGGGAACGATGGGGGCCAGGGGAGGTCCGTAACGGTAGGTATTTCTGGTCCTGGGTCGAATCCGAACTCTTGGTCCACGAATACCTCGTAACCGGTAGCTGTAACGAGTACATCGTCGTCCAGTCGTCCACGGACCTCGTAGTTACTGATCTTGTAGTAACGACCGTCATAGTAGAAGATGTCGTTCAGGTGGGGGGCGTACTCAAACGGCTGGCTGATACCAGACTTCTTAACGTCGTCGTACAGCATTACTGCTCTCAGGTTCTGAGTAGGTACTCGGCCCTCTTGACGAACTGTTAGAGCATCTTCCATCTCCTCGACGTAGATGGTCGGGATAGGGATACCAGGGGCGTACACCCTACCGTAACCATCCAGGGGGCTGCCCTGGTCGTAGAGATCATCAAATACAGTACCGTCAACCTCTCCCTGCTTGACGTACTCAAACCATACAATATGCTCCCCGGCCTCGTCTACACGATACCTAACATGCTTATTGATATGCAGATGTTCCGTGCGGATATCAACCATTAGAAATACCAATTGCCCATGTGACCATTCATGTAACCGGCAGGGGGCTCTCCCTCGGAGTAAACGTCCTCACGAAGCTCATCTTTAGGCTCAGCGATATCGACCTTACCATCTCCAGGGACATCCCAGATACGTTCCATGGGGCCATAGTCTCCAACCTCACGCGGCTTGTAGACAGGAACCCAGCGGTTGGTAGTTCTGCTGACTCTACGCAGGTTCAGAACCTCTAGGCGACCAGCACCCAGGTTGAGGCTCTTCATCTTCTCATCTAGCTCTGATTCCCAGTGCTTCAACAGGTCTGATACCGAACGATATCTCTGGGAAGCCGTGATATGGACGCTTTCGGAAGCGATAACGTCGATATCCCGTGCGTATTCGTTGAGAAGCATCCACAAAGCTTCGACAACGGTGGCGGTGACTATTACGTCCTGCATGAGGTCTGAAACCTCACCAAGTGACACATCCTGTCCGTACAGAAGATTGTTACTGGCAACACCTGCGGCGTACTCAAGATCGGAGTCAAGTAACCACTCAAAGTGGTAACACTCAATCATAATCTTGTTGATACCTGATGGCATATTGTTAATACGGATCAGACCGTTACGAGCATCCACTACGAAGTCCTCGACTGGCATCTCGGTAACTCCGGCGTCAGTGTTGTCCGCAGTACCCACCCACACAGTGTCTACATCGATATTGGGGCGTCCCATATCATAGGTACGACCGGCAGGGGGGAATGATGACTGTACGAACCGTGCAAAGTCACGCATCTTAACTCGTGCGTCTGTAGTGATATCACTGATAGTAGCCATGCGTTATATATCCTACCACACCCGTCGAGGTGCTCTAGTCATTATCGGGGTATTCCCAGGTACCCATAGGGTCATCCATAGGCTGATCCAGGGCGGGACTACTACGACGCATCGGACCAGTAGTAGTCTTACGAAGTAGAAGGAGGTCCTCTATGGTGGAGGAGTCCTCGGGCTTGGGAATCACGATACTCTCACATACCAGACTACTAGACGGGCTTTAGGAACGATACTCAGAGATTTGGCCTCAGTGGTGTTGGCATTCGTAGTAAATGACACGCTGCCGGTGCTCGCCGCACTTGAAGCTCCTGTATCCCCTGTATAGGTATCTGTCTTCGTTAGAGATTCCTCTGTGCGGGCCGCTGGTTCGTTTCCACGAGCATCCACTGGAGAACCTGTAGTGCCGGAAACCTCGAAATCAATCTTCCTATTACCGGTATTTGTGTTGCTTCCACCTTCATTGTCTACGGGCTGGGCCGTTTTACCTGTATGCTTAGTGATACTTAATGGATGCTTATGACCTGTATCTGGTGTGAACGTGTAGCTCCTCGTAGGAATAGCACTACCAGCCGTGCCGTAAGAAGCTGAGCGGTGCAGGGACTGTTTGCCCTCTGTGTAGTCGCCGGGGGTCGATAGGTTGTTGGAAGTCTGGAGTCCCCAGAACCACGCTATATCCGTACGACCGAGCGGCGGGTCGAGATCATGGTACTTCGTATCAATCCAGTGGTCGTGAGCACCAGCAGTACTCATACTGACAGTATGATTATGGTCCATGGAGTGGTAGTGGGTTCCGACATCGTGGGAGTGTGTATTAGTGAGAGACTGCGAAAACTTGTGGTAGTGCTTAGTAACGGCGTGCGTGTGCTTAGCACCGTGGTTATGACCCACGTCGTGAGTGTGCTTCATGCCGTGCGAGTGTGCTTTCACACCGTGAGTATGGGGCGGCAAGTTAGAATTAGTAATGTCAACAGTGTCAGAACCAACTACCGAACCAACTGCCTTACCGGCTGGTTCGGTCTTAGTACCTTTCAGCACATAGCCATCGTTCAGGTCAGGGAGATTGAAAGAACTGTTATTCTTCTCTCCATACGCTTCGGCAAGAGCAGGGTATGAAGCCGTACTAACAGCTTGACCATTAGCCGGTAGAAAGCGGTCTGCATCGCTGAGGGCGGTTGCCGAAGGCCATGCGAATACCGCTCCGATAGGTAGCTCTACCTGCTTAGCAACAGCCAATTCTTTCCAGGCAGGTGATTCCTCTGACCCACTTCCGGTGCGAGTTTTAACATATAGTCCTGACTCGTCCCCCCCTTGAGCCTTTGAGTCAAAGTACAACTGCCCAGGAACGGCCTTATCCTCACTGGAGCCGGGAGGACCGTTTTTAATGACAGATACGTTAGTAGTGTTCCGCATCACCCTCTTATCAACGATGTTTCTAGCACCGGGGGCCGCACTACCTACTAAGAGCACAGACGCCAAGACTACGTGGTGGTCAAGGTGGATAAACCCAGGCTCTTGGATGTTAACGGATGCTGGGAAGGTAGGGTTTAGTCCCACGCCCCCTGGGTCTGCAACAGCCTTAACAACAGCTTTA